GACCCACCTCGCCGCTGCCATCGCCAACCACCTGATCGCGCAAGGCAAGCCGGTCATCTGCATGACGATGATCGACCTGCTGGAGCGCATCAAGCGCACCTACTCCGCGACCGGCGGCAGCGAGAGTGACGTCCTGAAGATCTACAAGACCGTCCCGCTCCTCGTGATCGACGACATCGGCAAGGAGCCGCCGACTGAGTGGGCGATCTCCACGGTCTACAACATCATCAACGGCCGCTATGAGGCATACCTGCCGACCATAGTGACCACCAACTACGACACCGAGGCCCTGATCGACCGCATGACGCCGCGAGAAAGCCGCGACAGCATGACGGCCCGGGCCACCATCGACCGGCTCATGGAAATGTGCAGAGGCATCACCCTCACCGGCCAGAGCTGGCGCTCACGATAGGAGGAACAATATGAAAAAGGTTTACATCTGCTCCCCGTGCCGCGGGGACTACGAGAACAACATCCAGCGCGCCAAGGAGTACAGCCGCGCAGCTGTGGAGAAGGGCGTCATCCCCGTCACCCCGCACATCTATCTCACGCAGTTCATGGACGACAACGTCCCCGAGGAGCGTGAGCTGGCCCTGAAGATCGGCAGCGAGCTGGTGCTCGGCTGCTCCGAGCTGTGGGCCTTCGGTATTGACCACCCTTCGGCCGGTATGGCCGCGGAGATCGAGCTCGCCAAGGCGCACGGCATCCCCGTCCGCAACGGCTTCGAGGCCATCAGCGAGCTGAAGCCTGACGAGGAGCTGGAAAACAGCGAGGAGGACAAGCCGGACATCGGCAGCGTCACGTTGCACCTGCCCGCCTTCAGGGCGATGGCCGTCTGCAACCAGCACCTCGACCACGGCCCCATCAGAATCGAGCTGGATGGCAGCGTCATCCTCGAGCTCGCCGACCGCCTGATCTCCGATCCGGGCGTCCACATCGAGATCGGAGGCTGAACGCCGTGACGAAGTACGACCCGAGAAAGAACGCGGAGGGCTACAACGACCCGACGCCATACGCAGCCGAAAAACACATGATGGCGCAGATCCGCGGCAAGCAGGCCAGAGTCGCCGGCGGCTACTTCGAGAATATCATCTCGGCCTCGTGCGACTACTACCTCAGCCGCGGCCTCGCCAAGATCGAAAAGACGCCGGAGCCCATGAAGCCCCTCGGCGCCAAGAACCGCAAGGGCCAGTTCCTCGCCTGCTATACCAAGCAGGCCCAGCCGGACTATGGCGGCACCCTGAAGGGCGGCCGGAGCATCTACTTCGAGGCCAAGCACACCGACGACGAGCGCATCGAGCAGCGCCGGCTCACTCAAGAGCAGCAGGACGACCTCGAGGCCCATCACAAACTCGGCGCCATCGCCTTCGTGCTCGTCTCCATGAGCCTGACGGACTTCTACCGCGTGCCGTGGCCCGTCTGGCGCGACATGGCCGAGATCTACGGCCGCAAGTACATGACGCACGCAGAGCTCTCCCGCTACGAGGTGCCGGCGACGGCCGGCTTCATCAAGTTCCTGCACGGCATCGAGGTCGGAAGTGCTCAGAAAGGAGGCCGCCCATGACCCCACTCCCTGACAAGAAGTACAGCATCATTTACGCCGATCCCCCGTGGAGCTATCAGAACCGCGGCACCAGAGCAGCAGCCTCCAAGCACTACGACACCATGACCATCGAGGACATAAAGCGCATGGGCGTCGGAGCTGCGGGGGGGGGTATTGCTAACGAGGATTGCGTGCTTTTCATGTGGGCGACCTTCCCCATGCTCCGCGAGGCCCTCGACGTGATCGAGGCGTGGGGCTTCAGCTACAAGACCGTCGCCTTCAACTGGGTAAAGCAGAACAGAAACGGCACCGGCATCTTCATGGGGCTCGGAAACTGGACGCGCAGCAACTCAGAGATCTGCCTGCTGGCGACCAAGGGCAAGCCGAAGCGCATCAGCGGCAGCGTCCGCAGCGTCGTCCTCTCCCCGCTCCAGCAGCACAGCAGAAAGCCGGCCGAGATACGCGACAGGATCGTCGAGCTGATGGGAGACCTACCCCGCATCGAGCTTTTTGCCAGAGAAGCCGCCCCGGGATGGGACGTGTGGGGCAACGAAGCGCCGACGCCTGAAGTCAAGGACGCGCCAGTCGACAGCGTCGAGCTGGCCGGAAAGGAGGAAACACATGAACCAGACAACCAAAGAGACCCGGCGCCGCAGCTATGACGCCGTACTCCCCAAGCGGGCCGCCCGCTGCCGCCTGATCCTCGAGACCCTCGGCAACCGTGAGCTCACGGCCAGCGAGATCACTGAGGAGCTCGTCGCAGCCGGCCGGATCCCGTACTTCAACCGCAACTACGTCGCCCCGCGGCTCACAGAGCTGAAGGAGATCGGGATCCTCACGACGGTCGGCCGCCGTAAGGCCACCCGCTCGGACGCCACCGAGGCCGTGTGGGCCAGAGCGGAGCCTTCAGGCCCCACGGGCCAGACGGCCGCAGCCTACGCAGACAACCCGACCGAGGCCGAGCAGATGACGCTCGGATCGGCCACCTGAGAGGAGGGCCAGCATGGAACGTCTGACCCACGAGAGAGTCAACGGCATCAAGACGGGCTACTGGAGCGCAGCCACCAAGGAGGTGCTCGTCCAGAAGCTCGCCGCCTATGAGAACACGGGCTATGAGCCCGACGAGATCCGCGCAGCCATTGAACAGGCTGCCAAGAACAGCGAAACCAAGACCGCGACCATCATGGCCGAGTGCATCGCCGGAGCGATGAAGGACACGCTCGAGAAGTATGGCACGGCCGGCAGCGGAAAGAAAGGAGAAACCCCATGAACGAACAGAACCAGCGCGACAGCATCATGTCGATGGCTCGCGGCGCCTTCGAGGAGCGCGTCGACTATGAGATGGACAAGGTGATCCAGAACATCCTCGACCCCAACACGAAGGCCACGGCCAAGCGCAAGATCACCCTCACCATCGAGCTGACCCCGGACGACGAGCGCCGCACCATCGGCGTCTCCGTGACGGCCAAGTCTACGCTCGCAGCCACCAACCCCGTCGCCACGGCCCTCTATGTCACCTCTGACGGCAACGGCGAGCTCGTCGTCGCCGAGATGGTGCCGCAGGTGCCCGGCCAAATGAACATGGACGGCACGCAGCAGGAGGCCCCGAAGCTCCTGAAGCTCGTCCAGCACGCATAACAACCCACAACACAGAACAAGGAGGACAACACAATGCTCGCAAAAATGATCGACAAAATCGTCAGCCTGAAGGAGACCAAGATCTTCGAGATCGGCGGCCAGACCTACGCCGACGCATCCCTCACCCGCATCCCGCCCCACGTCGACCGCCCCGACTGCATCAGCGTCAGCGGCCTCGATAGCATCTGCAAGCTGATCCGCACCGAGCTCGAGAAGGTCGGCACGACCATCATGGTGCAGGTCAAGAGCAACGACACCGTCGAGGTGATGACCACCTACCTGAGCGACTTCTCCCGCAACACGCTCTACCGCGCCAAGGCTGACGCCCCGGGCCTGTACACCGGCTTCAGAGGACGCGAGGTAGCTCTGATCGAGCTGCGGAGCCTCTGCATCCCTAACGAGGGCACGGCCTACCTGCTCGACCTGCTGAGTCGTATGACCAACGACAACGGCGTCACGCAGACCGTCGAGGCCCGTCAGGGCGTCGCCCTCAACGCGCTCGTCGAGATCAAGCCCCGCGTCATGCTGCGGCCGTTCCGCACCTTCCTCGAGGTGGAACAGCCCGAGAGCGAGTTTCTGCTGCGCGTGGATCCCGACGAGGGGATCGGCTTCTTCGAGGCCGACGGCGGCATCTGGAAGCTCGAGGCCAAGAAGAACATCGCCGACTACTTCCTGAAGAACATGGGCGATCTGATCGACGCCGGCAAGGTCGTCGTCATGCAGTAAGTGAAGCGCCGGGCGGGCTCCGGCCCGCTCGGCTTTTCTGAAAGGAGCAGCACCGTGAAAGAATACGAAACCCTCACCCGTGAGAAGGTCGACGTCGTGCCCTTCGGCTGCGGTATGCCGGAGACCCACCTGATGCAGGACTGGAGCGACAGGATGCTCGACCTGATCCTGAACGGGCCCACTATCAACGGCATCAAGAAGGACGAAGTGCGGGCCATGCTGCGTGAGACCTACGCAGCCCTGAAGCAGTACGAGAAGATCGGCCCGATGGCCTCGCCCTTCATCAATGACCCGACGGCCATCGTGGCCCGGGCCTTCTCCGAGCTCTACCCTGGCATCGAGTACGTCGCGCAGTACGTCCCCGACCTGCGGGACGAAACCAACGGCACCGCCTACGGCCTGACCATCTTCCCCGACGACGGCGGCACGCCGATCGTCTGCATCTCGGCCGAGGCGCCCATCAGCGCCGCCCCTGAGCTGCTGGCGCACGAGCTGGCCCACGTTGCAACCCCTGAGGACACGGAGCACGGCGAGAGCTGGAGCACAGCGTCGGAGGCCATATTCAAAAAGTACAACGAGCTCCTCGGCACCATGATCCCCGACGAGCCTGAGCCTATCCTCTCGCCCCACCAGCCCGGAGACGGCGGGATCCTCACCATGCCGCTGCGCGATAACGTCCCGGAGCCTCCGACGGACGACTGGCAGCCCACCACCTGCCCCGTCTGTGGCGCTGAGTGCTGGCAGACAGACACGGCCCGCCGGATCCTCGCACTGGAACCCGACGTCCGAACCGCCTGCACAGCCTGCGCGCTGAAGGGGCTCGGAAAATAATACTGGAGGTAATACATGAACAACGAAAGAAACAACACGACGGCCGGCGGGATCGGCTTCTGCGGCCTTCTCGCCGTCGCCTTCATCGTCCTGAAGCTCACCGGCGTCATCAACTGGAGCTGGCTGTGGGTACTGGCCCCGATCTGGATCCCGACCGCCATCTCCCTCGCCATCATCGTGATCGTGCTGATCGTCGTGCTGGCGAAGGAGACACTCAGAGCGATGGAGAGGAGGAGACGCTGATGGAGAAAGAAGAACGCACAGCCCTCCTGACCAGAGCGATCCGCACCTATGGAGAGCCAGCACAAATAGACATGGCGATCGAGGAGATGGCTGAGCTGACCAAAGCCCTCTGCAAAATCAAGCGGGCACAGGCTGGCTGCGAAGTGGCCGCAGCGATCGGCAATGTGGTCGAGGAAATGGCAGACGTCCAGATCATGCTCGACCAGCTCCGCATCATCTTCCACCGCTCTATCGAGGAGGTTGAGGAGGCGAAACTGGAACGACTGAAAAACCGTCTTGACGGCCGAAACAACTGGCAGGACTCCAATCTTCACAAGTGGATCGAGAAGCAATTCTCAGTAGGAGGTGACGGCCATGAATAAACCACAGCCGCAGACCGGCCCCGAGATCGAGGAGTACAGCACCACGGCCACGCCGAAGGCATACGCCGGCAGCGTCCCCGTGTTCTGCGCACACGACGCCATCGTCCCGCTGAAGGATCTGCGGCCTAACCCCAAGAACCCCAACCAGCACCCGCCGGAGCAGATCAAGCTCCTCGCCTCTATCATCCGGGCAACCGGCTGGCGTGCCCCGATCACCGTCAGCAAGCGCAGCGGGCTCGTCACAAAGGGCCACGGCCGTCTCATGGCCGCGCAGCTCGACGACCTGACCGACGCCCCGGTCGACTATCAGGACTACGCCAGCGAGGCCGAGGAGCTGGCCGATCTGACGGCTGACAACCGCATCGCGGAGCTCGCCACCACTGACAACAAGATGCTCACCGAGGTTTTCGCCGACATCGACACCGGCGAGATCCCATTCATGCTCAGCGGCTACACAGAGGAAGAATACGGCAATCTTGTCACGGCTCTGTCCGAAGCTCTGCATGATGACGAGTCGGAAAAGGAGGACGGCGACACCGAGCCCGAGGCGCCGCCAGAGGAACCATTCACCGAACCCGGCGACCTCTGGCTGCTGGGAGACCACCGGCTTTACTGCGGTGACAGCCTGAAGATGGGCGACGTTCAGAAGGCAACCGACGGGCAGCGCGCCGACCTTATTTTCACCGACCCGCCATACGGCATGGGAAAAGAGAGCGACGGCGTCCAGAATGACAACCAGAACCAGAACGATCTCCTCGAGTTCAACAAGAAGTGGATTGCGCTCAGTTTCTCGATCCTGAAGGAAAACGGGAGCTGGTACTGCTGGGGCATCGACGAGCCGCTCATGGATATTTACGCCTTCATCCTTCGGCCGATGATCGCCGCGAACCAGATCACGTTCAGAAACTACATCACATGGGCGAAGCACTCAGCCTTCGGAGTCAACAGCGAGCTCATGCGGAGCTACCCGAGGGAAACCGAGAAATGCCTCTTTGTTATGTGCGGCGTCGAAGGCTTCAACAATAACAAAGACCATTTCAACGACGCATACGAGGCGATCCTCGATTATATGGTCGGAGAGGCTCAGAAGGTCGGACTCAAGGCCAAGCAGCTCACGGAGATCACCGGCGTTCAAATGTGGGGGCACTGGTTTAGCAAATCGCAGTTCACGCCGATCCCGGAGTGGCACTACAAAAAGCTCCAGCAGGCATTTAAGGGCCGAGCCTTCAGCCTTCCACACGATCAAGTGATGAAACTGCGCAACAAGCCGTCCGAGGCATACCAGAGCATGAAAGCAGAAGCGATGGAGCTGCGCGCCTTCTTCGACAACACACACAACGACAGCGACGAGCATGACATAATGACCGATGTGTGGCGTTTCCCGATCACAAACACAGCAGAAAGAGACGACGCAGGCGGGCACGCAACGCCGAAGCCGATCGCACTGTGCGAGCGGGCCATTCTGAGCAGCAGCCGGCCGGGCGAGCTCGTGGTCGACTTCTTCGGAGGCTCAGGCTCGACGCTCATAGCCTGCGAGAACACCGGGCGAACCTGCGCCATGATCGAGCTCGAACCCAAATGGTGCGACGTGATCGTGCGGCGCTACATCAAAACAACTGGAGACAATAATGTGCGCTGCGTCCGTCAAGGCCGAGAGCTACCGCGCGAGGAGATCGCCGCGATCTTCGAGCCTGACGAGGAAGGAGGTGAGCAGGAGTGACGCCCTGACATAATGAGCGAGAAGCCGATCACACAACGGATCAAGGACAGGCTCGCGGCCTACACCGCCATGCTGAGGGACATCGACAACCAGCTCGAACGCCTCGACCGCATGGAGATGACGATGGCCTCACCGCCCGGCCCTGATCTGACAGGTATGCCACGCGGATCCGGCACACCATCCGACCGCACCGGCATGATGGTGGAGCGGAAAATGGAGCTCGAGGAACAGATCGACCGGCTCAAGGCTGAGGAGAAGCAGGAGCGCAACGCCATCGAGGGCCTGATCCTCCAGCTCTCCGACCCCGACGAGCGCGCCGTCATCCGGCTGCGCTACTTCGACCGGGCCGACTGGGAGAGCACCTGCGGCGTCCTGTTCGGTGATCGGCGGGACTACGTCGACAGAGTGGACGCCTACCAGAACAGGACATACAAGATCCACGGCCGCGCCCTGCTCAACCTCGCCGCCGTGCTGGACGAGCTGGAGCCCCTGCCTGAGCCGCGGCAGTAAAACGCAGTAAAAGGAACAAAAGGGAAGTAAAAGGAATTGAAAAGCAGTAGCGACCCGTGCTATTCTATATCCTGCAAAAGACCGCCGGACACACGGGCAACGCCGTGACAATTCCGAGCGGCTGACCAGAGGAAAACCGAATAACAACCGACGGCAAGAGGCCGACGGGCGAACCAACGCCCGCCGGTCTCTTTTTGCATATTCAGGAGGTGACAACAACGGCAAAGGCAACCATCACCATGCAGGTCGAAAACTTCCAAAAGCTAATGGACACCGTCGCGCAGATCGACGAGCAGGGCCGCAAGGCCGTGAAGGCCACCGTCCGAGACGTCAAGGCCAGAGCGCCGAGCTGGATCGCTCAGGAAGTCACATCGGTCTACAACATCAAGAAGAGCGAGATCACCCCGTCCGGCAAGAACAGCAGCAAGCCGAAGGAGATGGCGGGCAGCGTCAGCGTCTCAGGTGAGACCATCGAGGAGCTGACCATCACCTATTCCGGCAGGCTGCTCACTCCCGTGCACTTCGGCATGACGCCCAAGACCGCACCGCCGGGCAAGAGCTACACGCTGCGGATGCAGGTGGTCAAGGGGCAGAAGAAGGTCATCGGCCGCTACCTGAACACCCGCACCCCGGGCGGCCCGTACTCCGAGCGATCGCACAATATCCTCATGGGGACGGGCAACACCAAGGCCGGCGGCGTAAGCGCCATTCCATTCCAGCGAATGAGCAGGACGCGCACCGACATCAAGAAGTTCACCACCATCTCGGTGCCCTCCATGATAACCAGCGAGCGCACCAATGAGAAGATAATGACCC